GCCGCAGGGGCGGTTTGTGGCTTGGCCGCATGGAATCGTCCTGTTGGCATCTGTGTAGTTGTGCCGCCAGTGCTGGAAACAGATTTGTTGGCACCACTCAACTGTTGAGCCATTTGTCCAAATGAGTTTCCTGTTGGTGCAGTTGCTTGGGCACGACTATTGCGTTGACGTATAGCGTTAGGAGTTTGACTTATAACACCAGGTTGTTTTCCACCGGTGCGTTGTTTTGCTACAGCTGGCGTTGTAACTGGTGCCGTAGTAGGTGTGGGTTTGGCTACAACGGTGGGCTTGGTTGCTGTAGTTGGTTGTGGTAATCCAGTGTTAGCAGTTGGATTGGGTATACCTGCTGGTGCGTTAGTTGTTACATTTTTATATGCAGGACCAAAACTCGGAGTTTTGGTTGGTGTTGATGTAGGTGCTGTTGCCGCAGGTGCTTGGCCAGACTGTTTCGACCATTCGCCAGCCAGTTGTTTTGCCCAGGTGCCTAGTTTAGCTTGTTGCTGTTGTCCTACTAGCCCTTGATAATATTTGTCTCTGGCATCTTGATATCCTCTTGCGCTGGTAAATGAGTTGGGCGTGTTCATAGCGACTTTGGCCTTGTCAAACGGAGCCTTGACAGCATTTTTAATGTCTGACCCTATTGTTCTAGCTATATCGCCTAGGCCTTCTTGTATTAAAGTTATTTCATGAATTTGCATCGGTGCGTCTCACAGTGCGGGTAAATTTTACTGGATCACGCTGGCTAATGGCATTGATCAATTTACGCTGTAGGTTTTGAGCATCGTCGCTGCTATAAGTAGAGTCAATTTGCTCCAACAAGCGTATAGCACTGGCTATCACGTTAGATGCGCGGTTTTCAATGATGTGGCGCTGATCGCGCTCAATATACATTGAGTCTAATTCTTCTAATAAACTGCGAGTTTTCTTTTGCATTTTGGGCCAGAACCTTTTTATTATTTATTGTTTTTATCCACATGACTCATCGCAAATTACTAATCGCCCTTGTTCATAATTATCAATTTCCCAGGCGTTTTTGACAGATTTAAACCACTCAATACATTCTTCTAATGGGTATTCTAACGCATTATTTTTTGCAATCAATGGAATTAATTGAGCATTAGCGGCTTCATGAAACCGATGAGCGCCATATGTTTTTGGATAAAACCCAAGATAACAACAAGGACTTACATCTCCGTTAGCAGCAATGTAGATACTCTTTAGTCTTTTAGTCTCACAATTTAAAGATTTTGCAGGAATACGCCCAGGAAGAATATCTTCTAGTAGAATTTTATATGCTTTTTTCTCGTGGTATAATATTTCAAAATCTTTCTCTCCGGTATAATTGCCTATTACATGTGTGAGTTCACCGTGATTATTAAAAACCGGGCCGGTGTCACGCCCACTATCAGGTGATAGTAAAAATTGTGTAAAGCCAAGCTCTTTACTAAGTGCGCGGCACTGCTCAATTTGGTGACGATTATGATCAAATGGTATCATTTTCCAAATGGCATCACCACCGGCGGCTATAAATGTTTGTGCATTACGTATAACTGTGGCCCATACTGTATTTTGCCTATACAGGTGATGGGTATCTTCTAATCCGTCTAAACAAAAATAAACTGTGACTCTGCTTTTTGCCAGCCTGGTCCAGAACGTTTGATCTCTTGCTCCGCCATTGGTGCTGATAGTAATTTTTAAATTGGGATTAATACTAATAAAATATTCAACAATATCAGGTCCTTCGGGATTCATTACAATATCCCCAAAATTACCATTGATTCGAATACTGGTCAACTGTGTTAAAAAATCTTCAGTAAAGATTTGTTTAGCGTGTGTTAATGTTAAGTTAGTTTCTGGGTATCCAGCGTTGAACGAATATCCCCAAAACGTCCTAGGACACAACGGGCAACTAGCATTACATAAACTAGAAATTTCAAGATGAACATCTTGTATATCTTGATAGGCTATCATGACTGTTTAATCTGTCCTAGTAATTGTTTTAGTTTGGCACTTTGCACATCAGCAGTTATCTTGGGTTCTTGTTCCCAAGCTGGAGTTCCTGTGGGACGTTCCCACTTTGGTGATGTGCTTTCGTTACCGGAGTCAGCAGACTTGACTTGGCTCTTGGCTTTGATACTATCTAATAGATTACCTTTAGCAAACGAATTAACCGGTCCTGCATCTTCGCCCGGATCAGTGATACGCATAGTTTCAATGTTATAATCCAAGTCAATTTTCATACCAACACCGGTACTACTACGCGATTTCATACATTGTATTTGATACTTGCCACGTTCACGCATAGCACGACTTGTAAAGATACCAAACACGTTATCTGCAGTATTGATCTTTGAAATACCACCCGAAATGTGACTGTGGTCAAATTCAATCTCTTCCACTGCACTACGATTCAACTGCGATGCTGTTACAAACAACACATTGAGTTCTTTGGCCAAGTTACGCAATTCTTCTGAAACATACTTGTCTTTGACAAACAAATCGTTTGGACTGACCTTGGCACTGACTGGCATTAACAAGTCCAAGTAATCACACATGACAAAGTCAATCTTGATTCCTGTTTGCACTTGAACTTCTTTGATGTAACTACGAATGTCATTGATGTTGCTTTGTGCTGGCAATGCCTTAATACGATATTGACCGGTTTTCTTTGAAATCAATTTGACTTTAAGAGTTGCCTGGTCAATATCTTTGCGAATTTCTTTTGTGCTCATTCCAGCCAGCATGGCATCAGTTCTTAATGCACACAATTCTTCGCTCAGTTCTAAACTGATATACACACCACTGAGTCCGGCTTGTAACCAACTCAGGGCTATGTTCATCATGACCAAACTTTTACCAGATCCAGATCCACCAGCAAAAATATTTAGTTCTCCGCGACTAAATCCACCATACAAGATTTTGTCCATCTGTGGCCAGCCAGTGCTTACTTGCCCGCCTGAGTTGAAGTATCGGTTAATACGAGCACTAGGATCACTGAAGTAATCCGTGCCCATGTCTTTAGTAAGTGATATCTGTACCGCATCTTTGATTAATTTCTCTACAGGGTCATACTCGCCCTTTTCCAACAAATCTGCACTCTTTAAAATTGCTCGTTCCAATTCTTGTCTGCGAGTAAAGCCTTCAAACTCATCCATGAACCATTCAAAATGTCCTTCATTTAAATCAGGAATGTTGTTAAGTTTAACGCCGGTGCTGGCACTGATCTGTTCCGTTGTGGGCAGTGTCTTGTGTTGGTCACTGTGTTTGGCAATAAACTCAGCTGCTGGCCTGAGACTGCGGTCAAAGTTTTCTGGGTTGTAAATGTTTTGAACGCGAACATAACTTTCTGCGTCCTGCAACATCATTTCTAAGAATAAGCGTTGGACGTCAAGTCCGTAATCTTTTAACAAGTTGTTTCTTCCTTAGTTCTATTTTAATCTTACTGGTTTCTCGGGCCTGCATTATAGTTAGCAAAGTTGCCAATCTACCCCAACGAATCACAGCATCGTTTACATCCTTTACATCCACAGGCCAATCGGGCATACTAACTGCCCATCCTAGTTCTACTGCACGGTCTACTAACCGCATACCGGCTTCGTCTTGATCCGGAACAACAATAATATCACGTCCTAGACTGCGAATTAATCTAGCCTGTGCATCGTTGATCTCTGCGTGTAACACCGCTAGGCCATTGATACTAAGTGCATCAAACACTCCTTCCAGCACAATAACACAGGTCCAGTTATCGTGCAACAAATCTGTTCCAAACACATAGCCCGGTTGTATATCTTGAATATATCTAGGTGTACGATTGTCTAAGAACCGTGTGGTGTGTCCTACCACTTGATTTTCATAGGTAAACGGAATTACCACACCGGGTCTGGGCATTGTTTTATACAAGAACGGATAGTCTAAAGGTATGCGCCTATTCTGCAAATATTCTATAGCAGCATCGTTAAGTGGTTGTGTAGTTACCGGCAAGTCTCGATCTTCAAACGAGATCGTTTGCAGTTGTTGCATAATAGCTTGACGTTCGCCTAACCAGCCTTGGATTGATCGATGCTTCAGACTTTCAAGATTAATTCGCTCAATTTCTTCTTGTGGTACATTTAGCCATTCAAGTAATCGACGAGCTTTAAATGTTAGGTTACGACCCAATACAAAACTTGCAGTATAGCCACAATTGAAACAGTGGTAACTCCATGCACCATCTGTGTTGGGCTTGATGCCGCCACGCTGTCGTTTGTCTTGAGTATCTCCGCGATGAACACAACAGGGTGCGTTGAAACTTATCCAACCACTAGCTGTTTGTTTTCTTTTATTCGGAAGAAAAGAAATCACATCAATCATGCTACGATTATAGCAGATTTATTACTGAATCACAAGTGAGTTTGGTATTATCTATAAAGAAGATCGACTACATAACCTGTGCTGATTATAACTGCAGCACCTGTTTGGTTAGGATTATTTGGATACACACCTGCACCCATACCTGCGTTGGGCAGGTACCAATAGCCCGAACCGCCATTGGTTACTTCAACACCGGTTACTACACCTTGGTCAACTGTGGCCACAGCAGTGGCACCAGCGCCATCGCCAATGAAGTTGATATGTGGCGGTGCCAAATAACCTGTACCGCCGTTGGTGATAGTAACGCTGGTCACTACTCCGTTTTCAGTAGTTGCATAACCAATGGCCGGAGTTCCGGGTTGTGTTGGTACAGCAAATATGCTGTTGTTAAAAGCTAATCTAAGCAAAGGATGCCATCCTACAATGTTCATATAGATAGTACGAGTTTCATTGTAGTAGGTGGTTGACTCAGAAACATTGTACCAAATACTTTCGTAGTTTGGCGCGGCCTGAGCTTTGATTGTACCTGTATATCCTACCAAGGTCATTTGTATAGTTGTAATGGCGTTAGTGGGTTCAATGAAACTGCTATAAAATTCTGTGTTGGCAAAACTGTTCCAGTAGTTGCCACCGTTGGGATTGCCTGACCAATAGGTTCCGGGACTATAGCTGCCCCAGGCTGTGCCATCTAAACTGGCCTGAGCACTCAATTTGGTGGTGGGAATTGTCAATGGAGCACTAGGAACATGCTGTGGCAATATGCTGTCTACAATGTTGGCAGGAGCACGAGCACCTGCTTGTGCATTGGTAAACACAGCTTCTGTTAAATTACCACTGACACGTTGGATACTATAGCTAGCAGGCTGTGCCAATACTTCTAATAAATCTGCACTGGTTAGCGTAACTTTTGCACGGCCTGTGGCAGCGTTGAGTATAACCATGGGTTTTTCAACTAAAATATCAGCGCCATTGGTGCTGATAGCACGGAACAGGAAGTCGCTTCCTGTGATGTTGACAGGCTTTTCTTGTTGATTGATGAACTCAAATAAAAGCACATTGTCAACGCCTTTGTTTATGGTTAGTTGTTTTGCATACACGGGATCGTACCTATAGATAAAAGTTTCGCCTGCACCGGTGTCCATGAGTAACACTTGGGTAATTTGCTGGTAGATATAGACTTGGGTTGAATACATACATTATATTTAGTGCTTTTGCTAGACCTGACGAAATTGGTCTGGTAAATATCCGTAGACATGACAAACGATTTTATTAATAAATTAGCTGAAAAATACCCATTCATTACCCTATGTGTCTATGCCTCAACGGAATATGTGGGTATTATACAAAATCAAGATGACGCAATAACCACCATCTATGACTTTGGTGCTATATCAAACGCGGATCTGAAACGTCATTTTTTAGAATTAGCCAATGTTTGGTGGTGGGAAAGTAATCGTAGTATCCCTATCAACATATTCCTCAAAGGTGATTGGGACGTATTTAGGCCTTACCTTAAAACTTTTACCAATAAAGATCTAGAAGTATTGCATGGGCCTATTTGCAGTCTGAGTGAAATGAGTCGTAAAAAAAGCAAACGCAAATCAATCACTTTGGTTCGCCGAGTCGATTGACAAAATAATCTGCTATCGCTTTCATTCCATCACGGTCCGGATGGCGTTGTTGGCCAGTTAATGCAAGCATATCAAAATTCAAAAAGTTCAATACATTTGGATCAGCAGTTAGCCACTGATAAAACGGATCATTGACATTTAAATGACTTTTAAAGTCAGCTGGTCCAGCGTATATCAAATATTGAATATTGTTTGCTCGAAAAAACGAAACAAGTCCTACCAATCTAGAAAACAATTCAGCATCAACCGCATCGGGTTTTTGTAACACCGTATGAAGTTTTCCATACTGCTTTACTTCGTCGGGCCAGTTTTCGTAGTCGCTGGGTTTGAGAGATTCAAATTGATCTTGTGCTGGAACAAAATCTATTCCTGTGTTGATCTCTCCGTATTTCCAACGGTTGGAATCATCTGGGGTTCCAGCATACTCAAATCTCTCTTTGAACGTTAACTGAATCAGCGCCACGATTGGTTCATTGTGCGTCAACAGATCAATGCAGTCTCGCATGGCACACCGAATAATTTTACTGTTGCACGAGCCCGATACGGCTCGGTCAACCGACCTCCAACCAAAATGTTTGCTGATTACAAACGGATATCGATGCCATCTTGGCACGTCACGGTTGGCTGTAAAACTGCATCCATTACTGTATAAAAGTGTCATAAACTTTTTAATTTAATCAAGAATTACTTGGAACCAATGTTCGAAATAATTTATCAAATCTTGATCATTGGTGGCAGGTAAATTCAACCAGTCTAAACATTTTTTAATATTTTTTAAAAACTCTTGACTATTTTTAAAATTATTGCCTGTGTCCCAGATAAAACATTGTTCGCCTGCTTGGTCTTGATACTGCTGAACCATACTGTCATATATTTCATCTATTAGCGGCTGATAATTTAAAAATTTACCTATATATTGATGAGTCTGCGACCTTAGTTGTTGTTGGATAAACATTGGCAACTGTTCCAATTTGTGTTGATCAGTGGGTGGATTCAGTGGCCAGTTAAGTTCTTTAACTGAGTCCCAATATTCAGTCAATTCAGCTGATTGCGTTGGCACAAATACCCATTCGCCAACCTTGGAATAATATCCGCTGTCTAGTAGTCCAGATTTGTTCTTGTGCGGTTGCACTGTTGCCTGCTGTCGTGCGTTGATAAATTTTCTATAGTTGGTAAAAAAAATTACCCGGGCATTGGGCCAAAATTTTAAAAAAGCGTTTATCAAATTTGGCGAATGTGCGCTCAACATCATGTGTAAATTTTGATTCATAATGTCTTCAACCACTGGCAACATTTGGCGAGCCAAAATTTCGTGATAGTGTGTGCAAAATTGAGTGTGTTCAATTCCTAACAATTGAATGTTACCAAGATCTAAATCAGTCCAAGTAGATGACTGCCCGGCAATTTTCAATTTTTCATGTAGGTATTGCAGTTTGTTAGCATATTGAAATTGCCCGGCTATTTGTTTTTTTGCCAACTCAGCATGTTGAAAAACTGATTGATCATTTAGACCCAGGCAATTGATCAAAAAATGGCCGCCAGCAAAACTAGGATGACCAACTAGTGTAATTCTTTGATACGGATTAGGACACTGAATCATACCAGCAAGTTCATATGTAGTGCCACCAATGCAGCATATCCAATGGCATGTGCGTGTTTGAATACAAATCCACGACTTGCATCACCGTCCCACACTGACTCGAAAACTTCAGCCCACGGGCGTGTTTGTAAATGTGCTTTGCCCGGACGAATAATACTTATAAATGCTGCCATCCTGGGTATGCTATCTGGCCTCATTGTTTGTAACAAATCTGTATAGTTGCCCACGTGAACCAGTTGCTGAGCCCACTCTACGTCGGTCCATAAGCGAGACCAAGGCGGTTCTTTTGCTAACATTGCTTGGTAATGTTCTGGACCGGTTATTAATTGATACACACTCATGTTTAACAAATCAATTTTAAAATAACCCAACTGCTCGGCCTCCTCGTAATCTATAGCGGCACAGGTATTGACTGGATCATACGGAATATCTGTAACATATACACCACTGTTGTGTCGACGTACCTGGCCTTGATGCAGTTGACGTGCTGGAGTAGCACGAATCAACTTTAACAGTTGATCCCTGTCGGCTAAGTCAATGTCAATGTCTGCGCTCATTCTTGCACCAATGCGGCTACGATTCTAACTTGTTCCTGTGCTTGCTGAACTGCTTTAAGTGCATCTGCTACCGCTGGATGTTTTTTTGCCAATACCTCAAGTCTTTTTTCTTCTGCCATCTGTCGTTGTACCCAATCAATTGCTTCCTCAGCCGCCCCATTAAGTCCTACACTGGCATGTGGCGTGTTTAATTCCAACCAAGTCATGCCATCATACACTTCTAATCGTTGCTGACTGGTGTTGAAACGCAAGTTACCAACTCCTTGTGACCCGGCTTGGGCACTCACATAGGTGCTGGCACTGCCGCCTATTACTTGTATATACTTTCCACTGGTATGAATTGCTTTGATCATGCTACCATCCTGCCTTTGCTAATATATCCCGGGCATACTCTTGGTCTGCTGGATAGTCTTTAAATTTTTTCATCCAAAAGTCTGCGTCAATGTAAGGCCACACCATAGCTATTTGTGTGGCATCTAATTCGGCTAGGAACTTTTGTCCTGATTCACTGTTGTAAATGATCCAAGGACTTATGCGACCTGCGGTTACTGCATACACCATTGCATTGGTGTTGCCATAACGCAAGCAATCTTCTGCCGGGTGTCCCGACTGTTCTGACCAATCAATACCAAACTCCACAGCACGAGCCAGAGCATCGTTTATATTTTCCACACGCAAGTAGTCAGTTAGGTATTCTGTGTATACTGTGTCTTTGCACCAATGGTCAATCTTTTTGTTTTGTTTCAATACCCATTCTACAAAACGTGCAGGATTAACAGCACGGATATCTACACAATAGCGACCAAACTTTACAAACGCACGATAGTAGGCACTTTCACAAAAGTCATCGTAGGTTTTTAGCTTGGCACTACCCTGTGTCAGTTCATAAAATTTCAAGTAGGCGTTAAAGCCAAGACGCACACCTGCTTCGTCTTTTTCTATGCGTCGACGTCGCGGCTCACATGAATGCACCGCAAGACTGGACTCTTTCATAAAGTCTTTCCGACAATACTGACAGGTATAGGTCATTTCTTTGCGTCTTGCCCTGAGGCTTTTAAATATTCATCAATGTCTTTTTTGGTATTGATTTGTGCCATTAGTTCTAGTTCATCGTCTTTGAGATGTGGATATAGTTCTGCTAATTGTTTACGAATACTACCAGCGCCAGGTTCCTTTTTCTTAGGAGCAATCCACTGATGACGCTGTGTGCCTAACCCCGGACTCACAGTTGTAGCACATAGCCATTGTAGTTTTGGATGCCGGTTGATATTAAAAAACTGTTTGTTAAGTCTTTCGTTTGTGGATATCAAGTAAAACTCTTGCAGATCTCGACTGCCTTGCACACTTGACCCATATCGAATCATCAAGAAGTTACTGAACTTTTTACGTTCTTCTGGTGTTAGGTTATTGTAAAACTCTCGATCCTTGCGATCAAACACAGCCATTTCGTTATTGATACTGAGCTTATCCATTACCACGCCAAGTTATAGTTTACCACTTCACAGTTACGACTGATGTCTTTGACAAAATACACACACTCGGGTTCATCTCCTTCGCTGATTGGCACACACAACATCTGACCATTCTTTAGTTTAGGAGCATACCAGGACACTTCTTGATAGATGTCAATGATTTCAATGTCTGGAAAGCTGGGTCTAAAACTGCTGAGTGGATTAAATTGAAATGCCTTAAACCCACGATCGTTTATACTGGTAAGAGGTAACACTTCTAAATCACCAATGTCGGGTTCTCCTATTAGGATCTGCCAATCAACTGGCATGCGAATTCTGTGCGAACCTATTCGTAACACCAAAGCTGGCGCTGTAAAACTTTCTAAGAAGATTAGCGGAATATAGTGATAGTCTGGATCCTTGGGATCGCTATTGTCAAAAATAGCAAAACGCATGTCATCTACTTCTTCCGGAAGGTGATCTAGATCAAATGGTTCATTGTCAAGTGTTAGTATTCTCATAAGTGTATTATAACATATTTTGTCACAAGTGCAACCTTTATTTCCATTCCAACTTCTCTTGTGTAAATGGGTAGTTGGCCTCTTTATAAAAAGTTTTACGTTTGGTCAAGTGACGCTTGGCAAATTTACAAGTGCTGGTTACGTCCCAGATCTGGACATGGTCTTTGTCTTCCGCTTTTCTAATGCCGCGCCCAATTGATTGTATAACGCGGACAAAGCTCTTTCCGGGCTCCACAAGAACCAGATTAAAAATCCTAGGCAAA